GGCGGCGACGATCGTGATCCTACTGTTTTTCGGTTATTTAACCGAGATCCCATCGTGGGCGGCTGATCTTTTAGCTTAGCCCAGGTACAATCTTTTCCATGGAAAGGTGCATGAGCACCGAAGGAGATACGCTATGTCCTCGTTTTGTGAACAGGCCATAACCTCTGATTTGAAATTAGAGGTCCAGACCGTACAACGACTTTGTACTATCGTAGATTCACCGAGATCTCTTGCTGTTTCCCTCTTAATTGAGGACGGACAGTGGGAGCAGCTTTTGAACTTGAAGATTAACGCTTCTTTATATCAGGACCCTCGCACTTTCGCGGGGGACTACCTGGTTTCCGAAGTATTATCGAAGAGTCCTAATCTGCCACTCGGCATCGATAGACAAGGACGTGCTCTTGACGCGTTTTACGACGCAGAGCTCTCGTGCTGGTTTTCTAACAACCGCTTTTTCGAGGATCCACATCCAGAATGGACGTGGCGATTCAAGAAGCATGTTAGTACCATTCTAGGTCCACTTGGCAGTAAAGAGGTGAGTTCTATCGCCTCTCGCAGTCATTTCGGACCCGGAGCTAGCACGGGCGTACGCGGGGTCGGGAGTGTTGCATCGGATAAGTTCGATAAACCACTCCATATGACCAGAAGCTTGTACCCCTTCTTCAGATCGATTCTAGGAGAGAGATGGTGGGAACACCAATCTCAAACCCAGGTTATCGTGGAAGGAAACAAGTTTACAACCGTTCCGAAGAACGCAAAAACCGATCGCGGAATATGTGTCGAACCGACATTGAACATGTATGTTCAGTTAGGTCTTGGCTCGTTTATCCGTAGTCGATTAGCGCGTTTTGGTCTCAATTTGAATAGTCAAGCCCGTAATCAGGAACTTGCCGGAAGAGCGCATATCAGTGGTCTCGCGACCATTGACCTTGCGCAAGCCTCCGACTCGGTATCCTGGGGTCTGATTTTTCACTTCTTTCCGTCTCTGTGGCAGGAACTTTTGTTCCTACTACGGTCCGAGCATACCACGCTTCCCGATGGGGAGGTGATGGAGCTCGGTAAACTAAGTTCGATGGGTAATGGTTTCACGTTCGAGTTGGAGAGTTTAATCTTCTTTTCGATTGTTAAGACCATTGTACCAAAGGACCAGCTAGACGACTGCGCGGTCTACGGGGACGATATCATTGTCCCTCGCGAGTACGCAGAGGAGTTAATTGAGGCTCTGAACTTTTTAGGTTTCAGAGTGAACGGGCAGAAAAGTTTCTTGGCAGGAAACTTCTTTGAATCGTGCGGTGCAGATTTCTTCCTGGGGCACAATGTGCGCCCCTTTTATCTAAGGGGACGGAACGGTGATATACCGTACGCCCTCCAGATAGCAAACTCCCTTAGGAGTTATGCCCACCGTCAAGGTGGGGAAGAGTTCTGCGATTCCCAG